TCTTTGCGGCGATCAACATCCGCAACCAGTCTGCCAAGGCCGAAGAAATTGGCCGGCAACAGCTTGGCGAAATCATGCGCGCCATCGGCCTGCCTCGCGTTGAGGATAGCGACCAGCTTGTCGGCGGCCAGTTGCAGATTAAGGTGAAGGTTCGCCAGCCTTCGCCGGATGATGTAGCGCGCGGCTACACGCAAGCCCGCAACGATGTGGGTGGCTATCGCGCTCTGGCTGGCGGTGGGCTTCCTGCGCCGGCTGTTGCCAAGGCTGCCGCCGCACCGGCTGCATCTAGCGCAAAACCGCCCTGGGCAAAGTAACAACAAAAAATGGGGCTGGCTCATCACCAGCCCCAAGTTGTTACGGGAGGAGACACAACATGGCAAAGCTGCCGGAAGTCATTATAGCCGATCAAAGTGCCGTTGCAAGCCTGATAGATGCTCACCACGCCAGCAAGCGTGAACGGCCACGCCCGCACCTTGGCGCAAGCCTGCTAGGCCACCATTGTGATCGGTGGCTTTGGCTATCGTTTCGCTGGGCTGTTGTCGAACAGTTTGAAGGCCGCATCCTGCGCTTGTTCCGCCGTGGCCACAATGAAGAATCCACCATCATCGCCGATCTGGAAGCCATTGGCGTCACCGTTCGCGGCCAGCAAAGGCGCGTTGATTTTGGCGCGCATGTCAGCGGCAGCATTGACGGGATTGGGCTTGGCATCCCAGAAGCGCCAAAGACAGAGCATTTGCTAGAGTTTAAAACGCACGGCAAAAAGTCATTTGACGATCTGGCGTCTAAAGGTGTGCGCCTGTCCAAGTGGCAGCACTTCGTTCAGATGCAAGTTTACATGGCCGGGCTGGATTTGACGCGGGCGCTTTATGTGGCGGTGTGCAAAGACGATGATCGGCTGCACTGCGAACGGGTGCGGTTCGACAAAGGCGTGGCCGATGCTGCCATTGCCAAAGGCCGGGCCATCGCATTGGCCGACAGGATACCCCCCCCTATCAGCGCCGATCCGACATGGTATCAATGTGGATGGTGTCCCGCAAAAGCGATGTGCCATAAATCACAGCCGACCAAAGAAGTGAATTGCCGCACATGCGCCCACGCAACGCCGAAAGAGGATTCAACCTGGCACTGCGCCCGGTGGGACATGGCGATCCCGCCAGAGGCTCAGTATGACGGATGTAATGACCACGTTTTTCACCCTGACCTTGTGCCGTGGCAGATGGAAGGCAGCGACGATGGCTTGTCAGTGACTTGGCTGATTGGTCAATCCCGCCTGCGCAATGGCGTTGGTGGGCTGACATCGCGCCAGTTGCTTGATGAGACGGTGCAGGCTTTGGCTGGTGCGTTCAATGCTTCGTGAATATCAAAGGCGATCCCTTGACGATCTTTACGATTGGATGCGCTCAAACGATGGCCATCCCTGTCTTGTCCTGCCAACCGGCGCGGGCAAGAGCCACATTGTAGCTACACTTTGCAAAGAGGGGCTGCAAAACTGGCCGGAAACGCGGGTGCTGATGTTGACGCATCAGAAGGAGCTTATCGAACAGAACGCGGCCAAAATGCGCGAACATTGGCCTGGCGCACCGCTGGGCATCTATAGCGCCAGCATTGGCAAACGCCAGCTTGGGGAGCCGATCACGTTTGCAGGCATCCAGTCTGTACGGACAAAAGCCGTACAATTAGGCCATGTTGATCTGGTGATTATCGACGAATGCCACCTTGTCAGCCACAAGGATGAGGGCGGTTATCGCGGCTTGCTAACCGCCTTGCTGGCCATCAATCCGGCCTTGCGTGTTATCGGGCTGACAGCCACGCCTTACCGCCTAGGCCACGGCCTTATCACTGACAAGCCGGCGCTTTTTGACGGGCTAATTGATCCGGTGACGATTGAAGAACTGGTTTACAAGGGGTTTCTGACAACGCTGCGAAGCAAGGTGACGAAAGCCCGCTTTGATCTTGATGGCGTCCACAAACGTGGCGGCGAATTTATCGAAAGTGAATTGCAGGCGGCGGTTGATACCGACGACAACAACAGCGCCGTCGTGACTGAAATCATGGCGCTTGGTTCAGATCGTAAACATTGGCTGCTGTTTTGTACAGGAATTGAACATGCCCAGCACATCGCCGATCTGCTTAATGATCGCGGCATCGCAGCCGATTGCGTGACTGGCACAACGCCAAAGGCGGAACGGGAGCGCATGATTGCTGACTTTAAGGCTGGGCGCATTCAAGCTTTGACCAATGCCCAAGTCTTGACCACCGGATTCGACTTCCCGGCCATTGATCTGATTGCCATGCTGCGGCCCACTATGTCACCGGCACTCTATGTGCAGATGGCTGGGCGCGGGCTTCGCGTTGCGCCTGGCAAGGCTGATTGCCTTGTTCTAGACTTTGCCGGCGTTGTGGCCACGCATGGCCCGATCACCGCTGTGCAGCCGCCAACCAAAGCCGGCAAAGGCGACGGTGAAGCCCCGGTAAAGGTCTGCCAGTTTTGCGATGAGCTATGCCATCCCAGCGTGAAAATCTGCCCGGCGTGTGGCTCCGAGTTTCCAGCACCGGAGCCAAAAACCTACCGGCTGCACAACGATGACATCATGGGATTTGCGCCGTCCGAGATGCCCGTCACGTCATGGCGCTGGCGCAAGCATACCAGCAAAACCAGCGGCAAGGATATGCTCGAAGTTACCTATTATGGCGCTCTGTCCGATCCTGGCGTCAAAGAATATTTGACCGTGACGCACGAAGGTTATGCCGGGGAGAAAGCGGTGGCCACGCTTGGCATCATCGCCAGCAATGCCGGCGTTGCGCTTAAGCCATCCATGACGCTAGACGGTGTTGCGGCGATCCTAAGCGGTGGCAAGCCGCCAACCGGCATAACATACAAACGCGATGGCAAATATTATCGCATAATCGGAAGGATATGGGGATGAGCATGGCAACAAAGCCAGCCGCACTAATTGACTGGGAATCTGCGCGGCCTAGACTGTGCTGGGATTGCAACTATTTCCACAGGGAAACCAACCATTGCCACAAACACGCCGCAACGCCGCCGCATCAGTTTCAGGGAACGCCAAACGCCTGCACGGATTGGAAGGAACACGATCCATACGATGTGCAGGCAAGGGAGGTGCCGTTTTGAAGGAGCGGGCGCAGCCACTACCGACAGAGCATGAAGAACAGCGGGAAATTGTGTTTTGGTTTCGCCGCAAGTTTTCTGATGTTCGCATATTTGCGATTCCGAATGGCGGCTGGCGATCCCGCGCCACTGCGGCCAAGCTGAAAGCCGAAGGCGTGTCGCGTGGCGTTCCCGATCTATTTGTGCCGGCCTGGGGCTTGTGGGTGGAAATGAAGCGATCCCAAGGTGGGCGTTTGTCGCCAGACCAGAAAAGTTGGCATCTTTACCTAGCATCAATCGGCCAGACGGTGCTGGTTTGCTATGGTGCAGACGATGCCAAGCGCCAGATCGAAGCGCACATAAAAGCGGCGGGTTTTTAAGCCCGCCGCCAAAACATTACGCTGCATAGTTCCAGACATGCCATCGCCGCTTGTCTGCTACGTCACGATAATGGCGCTCGAACGCCGCCGTGGCTTGGCGAATGCTGCGTTCAATGGCAAGATCATTGGCCGCCCAGCCGGTGCCGATTGCGCGAACCGCCGACTTGCGCGGAGGCAGATTGATGCGCTCAATACGGCGGCGAACCGATGTGTGGGCCACGCCAAGCCGATCCGCAATCTCCATAATGGTAGCGCCATCAGACCACATCTGCCGCAGCGTGGCATCAGCCTTCCCATACCAGCGCCCATCAACGCGGGTATTGCTGCAATTCAGCCGGTAAGCGCGGCATTTGACCGCTGAAATATTCCGGCCCGGCAAAGCGGCTGTGACCTGTGCGTAGGTGTCACCGGCCTGCATCATGCGTGTCAGAATCGCATCTTCCTCTGGCGTCCAGTTCTTTAGCGTCATGCGTTGTCCCTCTCTTTTTTGGTCAGTTCATCGGCCAAGCCCTGAACGCTCAAAGCGCGTTCGATAGCGTTGGCCATCACCCGTCGCGGCACCATTTTGCCGTTCCGAATCCGGTTGATATGCGACTGCGAACAGCCGATTAGCGCGGCCAGCGTGACATCATTCAAGCCAGCGGCGCGCATTGCATGGGTCA